AAGAACAAAGTGAAAAACAACTAAAATATGGATTTAGTCAAACTATTGATGATAAACATTTATTACATTCACATATTTCTGATAAATTTGTTAAAGAACAAAATAATGATTTATATACTTATTACCATTTTTGTCTAGAAAATGACGGCGATGATGACAGACGTTTTGGTGTATGGGCTAATGGTATATTAGTGGAAATAACATCAAAGAATTTATTTTTAGAATATAGTTACAAAACTATTTAATATTATTATTTAATATTATTGTTACCATAAATTACCTAACTATTGTAAAATTTGCATAATAAATATTTAAAACTGATGATTTTCATAATATAAACTAAAATCTGGGCTAATATGATGGTTACTAATATGATGTTTTGGAATTAATGCGGCGTCATTATCTTGAACATTCATTTTATCTTTTTTATTACTTTTTTTGAGAGTTTTATTTATTTTTTGTATATCAGTATCATTTGTTTTTAAAATTGATGTATTATTACTATTTATATTATTATTAATATTTGTATTATTATTAATATTTGTATTATTATTAATATTTGTATTAATATTATCTGTATACTCCACAATTTTAGGTTTAATAGACTTGGTATATTTCCGTTTGACAGTAGACGATATAGATGTAGGTACATAATTGTATATATTTATAACATTTTTAACTATTTCACTTCTCTCTATATCTTCATTTGTTAATTCAACGATATTTATTAAATTTGAGTTTTTATTATATATATTATAACAATTAATTTTATCAATAAAATCGCCCAATCCATTTTCCTTTAAAATATCTGTTTGCTGTAAATCGCCAGTAATTACCATTTTACTGTTTATTCCGATTCGTGTCGTCAACATTTTCATTTGATTTGGTGAACTATTTTGCATTTCATCTGCGATAATAAATGCATTTTTAAATGTTCTACCTCTCATAAAAGCAAGTGGACATATTTCAATACTATTTTTGTAAATTAAATTATCCAACTCTGACTTAGAATAATGCTCTGAAAATAAATCAAATATTGGTTTAGTCCATGGATCCATTTTTTTCATAATATTACCCGGCAAAAATCCAATTTCTTCTTCTTCAACTGGAACTATAGGTCTTGTTACAACTATTTTATTTATTTCTCCGGATTTAAATAATTCTATTGCTTTAATACAAGCAAACAATGTTTTTCCGGTTCCAGCTGGTCCATGAGTTATTATTATTTTTGACGTATAGTCATTTAAACTATTTACATAATTTTGTTGATTTTTGCTTTTAGGTTTATAAAGTCCATATTTATACAAATTATCTTTTTTTAAAAATGAATCTTTATCTTTCTTATAATACAGATGAATCTTTCTTAAAAGATTATGACCATTCGGTTTAAATGATACACTTTGTGCAACCAATGTTAATAATAATATATATTTATGTAGCATTATATATATTATTAAGTATATCTGTTTAAATATTTTACAAATTGTATATTATGAATTATAAGTCTACACATTCTTTTCAAGAGAGAAAAGACGAAACTTCGAGAATTTTAGAAAAGTATCCGGATAGAATACCTATTATATGTGAAAAAAATGCTTATGCTAAAAGTAATTGTCCAAGTATCGATAAAAATAAATATTTAGTTCCGAACGATTTGACTATTGGACAATTTATGTATGTAATAAGAAAAAGATTACAATTAAAGGCTGAATTCGCATTATTTATTTTTATAAATGGATACATTCCGCCTTCATGTGAACTTATTTACAAGTTATACAACCGTTTAAGAGAAGATGATGGGTATTTATATATAACTTATTCACTTGAAAATACATTTGGTTAATATAAATAAATAATTCTACAATTATATAAAGTCAACTATCAAATATTCAATTCCGGGATACTATATTGTTCTCCGACCTTTGTGTATTTTGCGATTATCTTTGGATTTAGCTTGTTGACAACTATATCTTCTGGTTGATATACATTTCCATTTGCATCAATATAGCAAACAATACCTTTAATATCTTGTGCCCATACTTCAATTTTTTGAGTAGTTAATTTTGTTTCATTCAGAGTATCAATAATTCCATGTGGTGTTCCCTTTGAATGTGTGCCACAATATTCACTTTCATCTTTTTTTCGCCGTGTGCATTGTTCATTTGTAGACTTTTTTGCACAACACCTATCAAATATGGGAACAAAGTTTTTGACACGTTTTCTTTTTTGAAAATCTTCTTTAACGAATGTTAAACGATCATAATCGTATATATATTGTATCAAACTATTTACTTCAGTTTGAGACGATATACCTAACTGCGACACCTTGTCTTTAATATTATCTTTAAATGTAGTAACATATAATTCAGCTTTTTTATTTAATCGGCGTTCCATGTTTTATCTTTATATTGTATAGAATTAATATTATATCTTTACTTCAATTTTTTTATATAATATTAAATACCTACTTAAAGAACATATTTAATAAAATTTTTCGTTCAAATTTTTAGGGTTATTTTTTTTGTAAAAGATTAATTATTTAGTAATATTATAAAATGGATCTTTTTGCATCATCAGTTAGATTAAATGAACCTCAAGGATTAGCATTCGATCAAACTGGAACAACTTTATATTGTGCAAACACGTATGATAATTCGATAGTAAAAATTGATACATCTGGCACGGCGACAACGTTTGTTTCTGGATTAAATGGACCTACTGGATTAGCATTCGATCAATCTGGAACTTTATATTGTGCGAACCGGTTTGATAATTCGATAGTAAAAATTGATAGATCTGGCACGGCGACAACGTTTGTTTCTTCTCAATTATTAAATTCACCTACTGGATTAGCATTTGATCAATCTGGAACTTTATATTGTGCGAACCAGTATGTTGGTTCGATAGTAAAAATTGATACATCTGGCACGGCGACAACGTTTGTTTCTGGATTAAATGGACCTACTGGATTAGCATTCGATCAAACTGGAACAACTTTATATTGTGCGAACCAGTTTGGTAATTCGATAGTAAAAATTGATACATCTGGCACGGCGACAACGTTTGTTTCTGGATTAAATGGACCTAATGGATTAGCATTCGATAAAGCTGGAACAACTTTATATTGTGCGAACGAGTTTGGTAATTCGATAGTAAAAATTGATACATCTGGCACGGCGACAACGTTTGTTTCTTCTCAATTATTAAATGGACCTAATGGATTAGCATTTGATCAAGCCGGAACAACTTTATATTGTGCGAACCGGATTGGTAATTCGATAGTAAAAATTGATACAATTAGTAATATAATAATAACATACGCAAATATAAATAGTCCATCTGGATTAGCGTTTGATTCTTCTCAGTATTTATACGCTTCTTCTTATAGTAGTAATGGAATTTACAAAAGCACTGCTGTCGCTTGTTTTAATCACGACACTAAAATTCTCTGTTTAAATTCTAATTTTCATGAAGAATATATTCCCATACAAAACTTGAAAAAAGGAGATTTAGTTAAGAGTTTTAAACATGGATACAGAAGAATTGATATGATTGGTTACAATACATTATATAATCAAGCAGATACTATTTATAAATGCATGTATAGAATGGTTAAAGATGATGAAAATCAATTAATTGAAGATTTAATTATTACTGGTGGTCATTCTATTTTAGTTGATGAATTAACAAAAGAACAAAGTGAAAAACAACTAAAATATGGATTTAGTCAAACTATTGATGATAAACATTTATTACATTCACATATTTCTGATAAATTTGTTAAAGAACAAAATAACAATTTATATACTTATTACCATTTTTGTCTAGAAAATGACGGAGATGATGACAGACGTTTTGGTGTATGGGCTAATGGTATATTAGTGGAAATAACATCAAAGAATTTATTTTTAGAATATAGTTACAAAACCATTTAATATTATTATTTAATATTATTGTTACCATAAATTACCTAACTATTGTAAAATTTGCATAATAAATATTATATTTATTATATTTATTATGATTATTAAATACCTACTTAAAGAAATATTTTTCTAAGGCGATGAATAATCTGTCGGCAATATAATTGAACTCATCCATAAAAACACAAAATATGATAAATACATTCCATATATTTCTTGTCCAATTCCGTAAAATAATAGTACATTACTCACACAATAATATATTATAAATAAACTAAATAAGGATATTATAAAATTAAATAAATTAAAATTAGCCATTATGTATACTATTATTATTTATTATTATTATTAATTTTATTATTTATACATAATGGATATTTATACATAATGGATATTTATACATAATGATAACTTAATGATTGTTGCTGTTCATAATTTTTTACAACTAAAATAGGCGTATTTTCTAACAATTTTCCATTATCTAATTCTATCTTTCCAATAAAGGCGCTATCATATTCATCTGTCCATAAGCCATCGTGATCTGATATTCTCATTGTTAGAACTTCTGATTGTCTATCTATATTTTCATCTTGTAACATTTCACTCTTAATATTTGATTCGTCAATTGGATCATTTGGAAAATTGTGTATATATTTTACATTATCAACATATATGGCAAATCTTACAACACCAGCCATATTCTTATTAGATGATTTTGATTTATTTATTTCTTTTAATTTGTCTATTTGGTTTAATGCATTTGAATAAGATGTAAAATAATAATATGGTCCCAATATTGCATTTTTATCAGATGCAGATACTCCAAAAATATAAGTAAAGTTTAAATTATTACCTTCTCTATTTACATAACCTACCCATGGCAAACTATACCTATCACCATTTTCATCATACAAAAAACAAAATTCAAAATTATCTATAAATAAATTTTTTACTCCATCATTTATTGCAATGTTACACACATGATTTTCATTCATTATTTCATCTAATATACAAAACCATAATTTACTATTCAAATATATGTCATTTAATTGTATATTTATTTTTGTTATATTATAAAAAATATATAAATTATTACTATTATTATTGTTATTATTACTATCGAAATAAAATCCTTTGTATTCCATTTTATCTTTTACTTCTACATCGTCTAACAATAATAGATTATATAAATATGACTTTGTGTGTAATACTATATCATTTGTATCTAAATACAATGTCTTAAATTGATTTATTTTCACAAAGTTTAACTCGCTAAATCCAAAAAATCTATTATTTTCTAATAAATACTTTACAAAAGGATATTTTATATCATTATTTATCTCATATGCAATAATATTTATATTTATGGTATTGTGTTGTTTCAAAATTGCATTCATATCTTTATTCAAATTTTCAATTGCGGTATATTTATAGTATTTTTGATTAATTGGCTCATATAATTCTTTTTGGATGTATTCGTCCTCGTCCATTTTATAATACAAATATATCTTATTTAATATTTAATATAGTTAATTAATAGTTAATTTATATTTTTTTACACCTTTGGACATTTAAAACGCCGATTATAATTAATATATAAAAATGATATAAATGTTAAATACATAGCAATATATTATGTCTATCGGTAATAGAATACATTATACATTACAAAGAAAAATAGATGCCTTTGTTGAAGGTCTTAATGAGAATAAAATAAGTTGTATTTATGGAGGACAAACATATCGCGATGTTGAAGTAAGAAAAAAGGAGCATATCGCAGAAGACAATAAATTTAGAAAAATGAATATTTATGAAATTCCAGATTGTCAAACTAAGAACCCAAATCAATCTCAATATGCTGAAAATTATTTAATCAATAAATTAGACGAAAAGTTTTCAACGAAATGTATTAATGATAGAAACGATGATGGGACAATCGCTCAACGAGGAGGTGCTGGTGAAAATAATTCAAATGTAATTCATAATTTTTATATTATGTATAAATAATTATTTATAATTTTTGGTCTTATTTTTTCTTGTTTTATTTTTTACATAAACCGCATTTCTATTGTAAGCACCCTTAAATATATTTTCATATTTTTCCTTTGAAATATTTCTAATCACATTTGAAATATTTTGTTTTATTTCGCTATGTGTTAAACCTTCTATTTTCCTTAATCTTGCTTTCATCATACTAAAATAATTTTCAATTGAATTTGTAAAATGTTGATATGGAACTGCATAGAGTAGTTTATTATTTTTATTCACTAATTCTTTTATTTTATCGTTTCTATGACTACTCGCATTATCCAAAATGATTAATTTATCCTTATATTTACTCGTTATATGTGTTTCTAAAAATTCATATAATCTATCAGCATTTATTCCACTTTTTTCATATAATTCCCAACCCAAAACTCCTTTTGTTGAAATAGCAAATATTCCTGTATATTTTTTGAATACTTCTTGTGATTGTGTTTTTATTACACATCTCTTTCCTTTTTCACTATAACAATGGTGTCGTTTTTCTAATGATTTTATGCTTGTTTCATCAATACAGATTATATCATCAACATTATATTTTTTAATTTCATCATAAAAATCTTTAATTTTACTATTAATGTTTATTTCCTTACCAAATCTTTTAACTGGTTCGTGTCTAAATCGTGTCATTTTTAGAGTTATATTATTGTTATTAACTACATGATTTAAGTGTCTTCTTGTAATGTCAAAATTAGGATATTTATGTTGAATTTTTGCTAATAAATCTTCCATAGTAATTGTTTTGTCTTTTTTGATTTCATCAAGTATAAACTTAACTTCATTTTGTTTAATTTTATATGCTACTGGTTGTCTGTTATGTCTTTTAACTGCACCTTCTTCATCATATTTTTCAACCCAACGCATTAAACTTCTTGGACTACATTTAAATATTCTACATACTTGTTCTTGTGAAACATCTTCGGTTAAATAATATTCAACATCAGACATTTTGAAATCTTCGCTCTTATGTTTAGGCATATATATTATTTAATTATTTATAAAAAAATTGAATTGCTTTTTATAAATAAAATACTTATCATAATACAATATAGAGAAATGGAAACTAAACCTGAATTGAATAGTTTAATTGTTGAAAACAAAAATGTCCCTGAAACACCAAAGAAAATTAAAAAGTCAAAACCTAAAAAAAAGATTGATTTTGTTATTGAAGAAGAAGATGAATTAGCAGAAATTACAATTAAATACAATAATATTACTTATTGTATTGACAACCCAAATAAAGATATTGTTATTAAAAAAGAAACCAAAAATGACAATATAAAATATTTATGCCATTCATCAAATAAAGATAAATATTGTGTTATATTTACATATAAAAATATTGAAATTAAATTAAACATTAAAAGTAGTATTGAAATATTATTATTATATATTGTTTTACAATACCACTATTCGGTTATAAACATACAAGAATTAATAAACATACAAGTTTGGGATTATAATTTGTGGAATGTAAATATTTCACCTTTAAATGATGAAGAATTGCCAGACCATTTAATTCTCCTTAATTGTTTCTTAAATCTTAAAGATAAATATAATACACCTATAGAAATTGCTGAGTTAGAAAATAATTATAACCTTAAAATTAAGGATAAGCGTGGTTTAGGTGGTGAAAGACCAAGAGAGTTAAACTACAAATATGGGTTTCCCTATTTTACATCAAGCACTAAAAAATATTTAAACAATAGTCAAAGAGTATTTATATGTCCTTTTCCAATTGAAAATATTAACCCACAAAGAAAAGCAATTGTTAGTAGTAGTTGCACAACGGAAACAAAATGTTTTACTTGTGGAACAAAAGAAGGCGAAATAAATATATTTGGACAAATATGTAATTTTGAGAAAGGGCATTTGACACCTATTAAATGCGAAAACACAACAAATTCATACTGGCAATGTAAATGGTGTAATACATTTTATAAAGACAAAATAATATGGAATGAAATAACAAATAAACCAGAATTTAATTGTTATGCAATTATTAGAGATATGAAAAAAAGTGAAATAATTAATATAATAAAACAATTAGGAATACAACCAAGTGATTTAAATTAATATAAATTGTTGTTTTATTAGTTCATCTTTAATATATTTTATTATAACAGGACAAACTGAATTTCCTATTTGATTATAACATACATTTTTTTTTACATTCATATTAAAATCATTAAATCCCATTATTAAATAACATTCGTTTAATGTTAATGCTCTCACTCCTTTATTATCATATATATAATATCTTCCACTACTTTCACTTGAACTTAATGTAGGATTTACACCATCTATATGATAAATTCTATTTGGTTGCTTATGAACTCTTGACAAATGTTCTGTGTTTGGCAATGCTCCATTAGTTCTTATATTTCCTTTAATATATCCGCAAAATATTAATCCGCTTTTTTGTTTAACTATGTGTTTATCTTCAAGAATAATATATTTATTTTTATCAATGTAATTGTCATTTGATAAATCAATAACATCTTTTAGTGACTTGTTTATTTTTACTGATTTCAAGTATTCAAAATTAAATTGTCTATTTTGATAAAATTTATTTATTCCAATTATAAATATTCTTTCTCTATTTTGTGGTAATCCAAAATCAGAAACATTTAATATTGAATATGTTATATTGTAATTTAGATTTGTTAAATCTTCTTGTATTTTTTTAAATACACTACCCTCATCAATTATGGTCAGATTTTTTACATTCTCTAAAATTATAATATTTGGTTGTTTAATGTTGATTATTTCAATTAATTTGTCATAAACTTTACTTCTTTCATCTTCTAATCCTTGCTGTTTGCCTGCACTGCTGAAAGGTTGGCAAGGAAATCCAGCACATAATATATTATGTTGGTGAATATCTATTGTTTTAACACTAAATATATCTCCACTCGGTTTAATACCATAATTATCATAATAAGTTTTTCTACATTGTTCGTTTATATCACAAGCAAACACGCATTCAAAATCAATAAATCCTCTATGAAATCCACCAATTCCACAAAATAAATCAACAAATTTCCATTTACAAATATTTAATAGTGTAGATAAATTATTATCAATTGAATTATCATCTTCAATAATAAACTCTATTTTTTTTGATGAATTTGTTTGACTTGTTGTATGTTTTTGATTAATAAGTTCAATTAATTCTGATTTATTTTTGGACTTACATTTTTTAATTCCAAGTTCTTCACACTTCTCTAAAAGTTCTGTTTTTGACAATTTGGTTAAATCCATTTCTTCAATAATACAAGTTATATTACTACTAATATCAGTCATATTATTTAATTCAATTTTTTTATTATCCAATAAAAAACTCATTTATATATTTACTAAATATTTTATTTTTAAATTAATTAACAAATTAAATATTTATATTTAGACTATCATTAAATTTTAATTGATGTTTAGTTGTATTCAAATGAGTATCCATCATTGATTTTACAAATACACCAAAATCACAGCATTCACAATAATACTTAAATTTTTCCTTTCGTTCTTCTTTTGTTGAATGATTGTTAAGAATATGGTTTAAATAATTGTTCTTATTATAATTCTCAAAACTGCACTTAATACACTTATAAAGTGTCTTATCACATCTTTCTTTTCTTTTGCCTGTCTTATGTAAAGTAGTTTCTAAATGTTGTTTATAACAAGAAGCAATATCAGTTCTATAATTACACTTTTCGCAATAAAACTTGCTTTCCATATTATTATTTATATATATTTAATATTTAAATATATTTAGTAAAATCAAAATTATTCAATTTTTTAATTAAATATTATTTTATTAAAATATTTAAAAATAAAATATTTAGTAAATATATAAATGGGAAAAAAGAAAAAGCAAGAATTCCAAGAATTTAGGAATAATGAAAAATCTGCTTATAAAACCCTGAAAATTCCACTCAAAACGATTTTACTAAATCGTGATACAATACAACCTTCTATTAATAATTTAGTTTTTGAAATGAATGATTTAGTCATACATACTTATCAATTCATAAGATTATATATTCTTTATTGTTTTACTAATAATAACCTTTTATCTGAATTAAATGATACATTTATTTCTTATTGTATCAAAACATTAGGAACTCGTGATAATAGAGGTAAAAAATGTAAAGATGCTGAACTTTTAGACACATTAGAAAAATTTTACAAAACTGAATATCAACCCTTACTTAATCACGAAAAACCAAATTTAAAGAACACTACTTTTTTACTACCTTATTTAGCAACACAAATTCATACATCTTTATCTAATAATATTCAAGAGCATTTCATTCAACATTTTTTACGATTTATAAATAAAACTACAAATGACATTACAGAAGATAAACAATTATTATTTCAATTCAAAAAGAACATGATGGAATTGACAGATACAAATGAATTATTTAGTTTATGGAAAGAAACGCATTTACAAAATATTATTCCTGAAAATGTAAAAAAATCAGTTTATTATGATGTGAAAGTTAGACCATTTGAATATTTGAAAGGAATGTTGTATATGAATGGTATATTAGAAAAACAAGAAAGTAAATTTTTTCAACCCTTACCATTACGAAATAACATTATTCCAAAGCATATTATTTTAGATACTGCTTGTATTATTAATTTATTTTGTCCTGAAAAGGATAAAGAAGGTAATAAAATTAAGAAAGGTGAATTATTAAGTAATGTGAAAGATAATCAAAATGAAGTATGGAATAATTTGTTGAATTTAAACCATAGAATATTCAAGAATAAACATTATCAGTTTCATAACCAAATTCAAACAGACGGAATTTCGTGTTGTTTATTATTTATTCGTAAAGATTTGAAGGATAAAAAATGGGGTGCAAAAGTTCCTGTATTGGAAGAACAAAATTTTTACAATATAGAAGATTTATCCAAAGAACAATTAGATACACTAAAAGATAGAACCATTATTGGTTGCGACCCTAGAAAACGCTGTTTGGTTTATATGATGGATAATAAAGGTAATAAACTACAATACACAGCACCTCAAAGAAAAAGAGAAAGCAAAGCAAAATGTAATCAAAGAATTTTGTTATATGAACGAAAGAAAAATGGTATTATTGAAAAAGAAACACAATTATCATTTCAAAATAGTAAATCAGTTAATTATGAAAAATTCAAAATGTATCTTGTTGAGAAGAATAAATTAAACAAAGAAACAACTGAATTTTACAAAAGAGATACTTGGAGAAAAATGAAATTTAGGCAATATAGTTATGGTAAGAAAAGTATTGACACATTCTTAAATAAAATAAAGGAAACATTTGGAGAAAATATATTAATTGGTTATGGAAATTGGAGTAGAGATACTCAAATGAAATTTTTTATGCCTACGATGAATAAAGGATTAAGAAAATTAATCCATAAAAAATATGACACAATAACTATTAATGAATGTAATACAAGTAAGAAATGTTGCGATTGTTATAAAGATTTAGAGTATTACAAAGATAAGGAAGGTAAAAAGGTATTTCGTCTATTGGTTTGTTCTAACTGCGTGAGTTGCGAAAACAAAAAAATCGTATTTAGAACAAGAGATGCAAATTCCTCAATAAATATTTTGAAATTAACGAAATGTTGGATAGAAAAACAAACAAGACCAACAGAATTTCAAAATCATATTTCGTCTTTCACTTCTTCACCAACCAAAGAGAAGAAGGAAAAGTAAGACCATCAATATTGATTTTACATTTTGTATTTTTTTAACGCAAAATCGGCGTTTTAAATGTCCAAAGGTGTAAAAACATACAAAATAATTATTTATCTATTTTGCGTTTAATAGTTTCTTTAAATTGTTCTTCACGATTTTCCATAATATGTTTAGTCAATTCTTCCGCCATTTTATTATCATTTTTGTAATAATTTTGTAATGCAGATAATAATGTTTTTCCATTTATTGGTTTTTTTACTTTACTTTTTTTATATATTAATGCACCTCCATTTATATCAAAACAATCAATTGAATTAGTTTTCATTATTTTAACTAAATTTTCAGTTAACGTCTTTTTTTTATTATTTCTCTCTTTTATTTCGTGTTTTAACTGCATTATCTCAGTATCTATTTTTAACCATTCCTTTACATTGTTTACTAATTGTTCTTTAGCCTCCATATTAATGTAAATATTAAATTAATATTTATATTATTTTAAGTATGTAATTATTATAAATTTATTAAATTATTGGGTTACTATGTTTTTTACACAACCCATTATTAAGAGCATTACATTTACACTGTGAGCCTTTATTTATACCAGTTTTTAAAATGTGCGAACACTGTTCTTTTGTATAATTTAATTCTTTTGTTTTATTTGTTTGTTTTTGTTCCTTTAATTTTTGTTTAAGTTCAAGCTTCGATTGTTTTATTTGTTCTTTTTCTAACTGTTTTGCCTTTTTAATTTCTGCTTTAGCAGCACTAATAACTATCTTTTTATGAAAATCACAATAATGTTTATCATAACCATAATTATTTCCCATTATTTTTGCTCCTATTTGCGGACATTTTATAGTATCTGAATATTCACAAAGAATAACATCATCAAACGGATAATCTATATAATTAACACCATACACTTTAGGCAAATTTAATTCTTCATAATACGGTAATAATCCTACTTGTTTATTTCTACAATATGGACATATTATTTCATACACTTTGACATGGTGAATTTCCATTTTATTAAATTTTTTTTTATGGTTAAATAAATATTTAAACAAAGGCTCATAATTAAATTTATGACCACAACTCATTGTTACAAAATATTCTTCTAATTTTTCTTGTGTAATCAAACAAACATTGCTATTATCATTATTCATGTTTTCCGCACCATTTGAGTGATCTTTTATTTTTTTTAGCTCAGAAAAAAAATCAATACCCCCCTCAACCGTATATTTATTCATATTATTAAATAATATATTAAACAATCTTTAATATGTTACATTATTTTTATATTTTTATACAATTAAATATATAAATGTCGCCACCAGAAATATGGGGACCACCAATATGGACATTTTACCATACATTATGCGAACAAGTAAATGAAAATGTAAATCCAGCTGTTTATAAAAATATATTTACTTTTATAAAAAGAATATCTTCTTATCTACCTTGTCCAGATTGTTCACATGATGCTAATATATTTTTTTCTAAAGTTAACGTTAATGATATTACAGATAAAATAAAATTAAAAAATACTATATATTTATTTCATAATTATGTTAATAATAAAAAGAAAAAACCTCTATTTAATTACAGCAATTTAACTATATACAACAATAAAAATATAGTTCAAGTAATAAATAATTTCATTAAAAATTACCATACACGTGGAAATATGAAACAATTAACTGAATCATTTCAAAGAAAACTAGTAATTCAAGACCTAAAAAAATGGTTATTTAATAATATACAAATTTTTAAAAACAATAATACTATAAATACACAAAATACTGTGACAAATAATTCTGTAAATGCTACAGATAAAAAATAAAAATAATTAAAAATAAAAGAATATTACTAACACTAACTAATTAACTCGCCATTCTTGTATACACTGCATTTAAATGTTTGATTGCTCGGTTTATAACATACATCTTTATTACTAGATATTTCATTAAAAAATAAATGTTTACCAGAGCCTCCGGCATACATAGCAGCAACTATTGCAGCACCAACCGCTAATCCAGAAACTATATTTAAAAATAAATCTAAACCATTAATACATTTTTTCCAAAATTTGATGAATATATCTAAACAAAAATAAACAAGCAACACCGTAAATACCCATACATTTAAAGTACCGTTACTAAACATAGGATAAGATAGATACATTATTGTAAATGCAAATATAAAAGAACTAATTGTAGAATTGCCATATTGACTATATTGTATAGATGTACATACATTATCAGTTGTATCACTAATAGGCTCTGAGCCAGCAATCATATATGCATAATTACGTAATACACACACACCTAATAAAAATAATAAATAAATAATTCCTTTAAAATTTTGAAAAATAAATGACATAAATGTAATCGTGGTTGCAAGTATTATCGGTGAATAAAAAGAAAAAAACTCTAAAAACAATAATGGTTTATACAATTGTAATGGAACTTTATTAGGATACTTTATATTTGGTATTCTTATACTATTACTCATATAATAAATATCATATTTTATTATTTATTATTTTTGTATTATTTTGTATTATTTGTATTATTTTTATATTTTGTATTATTCTTATATTTTGTATTATTCTTATATTTTGTATTATTCTTATATTGTCGTATTATTCTTACATTCTCATATTCTATATTTCTATTATTAAATTAATTGCTTCATTTACATGTGTAATTGGATAAAAATTTATATTTTGTAAATTATTTAAACTATTAGAATACTTATCTATAAACTTATCATAATCTTTTTTATTTTCTAAAGGATAAATAAAATTTTTTACACCGGATTTAATTCCGTATATTATTTTTGTGTCTAATGCACCTATTTCACCTACTTTTCCATTTAAATCACATGCTTCACCAGTTATTGCAAAATCGTTCTTTATTTTTACATTATTTAATAAACTATACATTAAAATTGTTATTGCTATTCCAGCAGAAGTACCGGATTTATTTATTGAGCCATCACCCATGTGTAAATGAATACCATATTTATTTATACCATTATACATTTCATTTAACTCTTTTTTTCTCTCTTCACTCAATAAATTATAAGCTAAAGTTAGAGAGATTTGAAAAGATTCATTCATCATTTGGTCAATTAATCCGGTCATATTTAATTTTAAAAAATGTTCTGCCGGCATAAACTTAGCACTAGCAGATAAAATACCTCCAACTGAATAGACGTTTGCCCATAAACAATTAATAACACCCACTTGACTTTCAGTGTGTATTTTTTGTATTTTAATTTCACGTAAGTTTTTGAAATAATTATTCTTAATATCATCTATAGTTATGTTTATTGGAAAGTCAAAATTATTATTTATATTTTTCAGTATATTTAAATTAATATCGCCAACAATCTCAAATAATTTTTCTTTTAATTTTCTTACACCGGATTCCAATGTGTATTCATCAATTATAAATTTTAATACTTCATCTGACATATATATCATGTTTTCTAATCCAATTTTACTATAAATTTCTGGTAACAAATGTTTATTTGCGATTATTATTTTATCGTCTATTGTTAAATTATTAAATTTAATTCTATGCACACGATCTAACAATATTTTATCTATTGATTCGGGATCATTATAAGATAATATAAATAACACTTTCGACAAATCTAACTCAATTCCAGAAAAATATTTGTCTTGAAAACTACTGTTTTGGGTGTAGTCTAATAAATGTGTAAGAATACCTATTATTTCCTTACCTTGTTCTGTTTTCGATATTTTATCAACTTCATCTAAAACTATTATAGGATTCATGCACTTTTTATCCATTAGCACTTGCACTATTTGTCCCCATGTGCTTCCAACATAAGTATACGAATGACCAATTAAACTCGATGAATAAGAGTCCCCCCCAATAGCAATTAATGAATACGGTCTTGAAACCCCATTTTCATCTTTTAAACACTCAGCTAATCCTTTTGCCAATGTTGTTTTCCCAACACCCGGATTACCTTCAAAACCGAGAACATATCCATTTGTGTTTTCAGAAGAATTTATCCATTGACCAATAATTCTTTCAATTTGATTCTTAGCATTATTATGACCATATACTATGTTGTCTAATGTGCATTTTACAGTGTTCATATACGTTTTTATTTTATCAATATTTTGTTCTATAATTTTTATGTCTTTAAATACACAATTTTCAGATACTATTGCATTATCTTCTATATTCTTACACAATTTTATACATTTTTGTATTTCTTCTTTTAATTCAGTTTTATTCATTTTATTAAAATTCATATTATTTATTATTGTATTCTGGGTTATTACATGTTTACTTACATTATATTCATATAATATATTATTTAATAAATTAAAATTATTACATAATTGTTGTTTATTTCCTTCCAATAAATGAGAATATATTTCATTAGTATTATAAGTATTTTTAATCGTTTTTATATATTTTATTATTTCAATACTTGTGTATTTCTCTCTGCATGGTATTTCTAAACAATATTTTTCAACATTATATTTCGTATAAATTTTTTTAAATGCGATTTTTATGTCGTTCATTACATAAAATATTGGTTCTTTTTTATAAATATTAAACGGTATTTTTAATAATCCATCTAAATACTGACGCGCTTTTGTTCCAGAATCTTCAGATTTTGATTTTAATTCTTTTAATTTAATCATTGCCTTTTCTTTAACAGTCTCTGGAGCTTTCAATAGACATATTTGCTGTTCAATAGGAACTTTATTTAACTCTGCATTAGTTAATTCATTTGTGTATTGTATTGTTTTTTTCATAGCATTTTTAAAATATTCTTTCATATCTATAGGAAAACTATCCAACAATATGTTTTGTTCTTGTGTATCTATATTTCCATTTAAGTCATTAGAGAGAATATCATAAAGCAAATATGCTATATATTGATTTTCATAATTTAAAGACCCAACTAACAAATTAAGTATTGTACTGCGTTTTGAATATATACTGTCATTAACAAATTCTTTAATAATACTTGAAATAGGCTTTTGTTTTAATAAATTAATTTGATATATACAACCAACATATTTATTATAATAATCTGTATAATTTTCGTAAATTAAGTAGTCTTTTAGTATTAAAGATTTTATAAATATATCAAACATATCTAAAGAAAAAGCATTATCATCTTTAGGTAAATTATCTTTTATTTCATCTTGTATTTTTATTATATATTTATTGTGTAATAAATTTATTAATATATCATCAACTACACCATACAATATAATACCTTTATTTAAATTACTATTATAAATATATAATTTAACTCCATACACTTTCATATAAAATTCTTTATAACTATTTGAAATATCAAAACACGATAAATTGTAAGTTTTATCATTTATTTCTTCATTATTTTTTTTATCATCTAATATTTTTTTATGTATTACTTTGTATCCAGTTGGATGAAAATATTTTTTTAATAATTCATATTTAAGTAATTCTCTATCAGACCCAATAAATTTATTGTTATTTCCAAAACAAATATATATAACATCTTCAAAATTATAAGTGCCATAGTTTTTAATTATATTCGATATATCATTGTTTATTATCTGCAAATTAGTAACAATATTATCTGTATTTTCAAATACTTTCTCTATTTTTTTATTTACTTCAAATATTTTTTCCATACAATTATTTATCTCACTAATTCCTAAAATGTCTAATGATTTATTCTTTTTTACATTGATGACTATATTTTGTATAACATCTTTGTAAAAATCTATTTTCGCATTGCTAATTTCCACTATAGTATTTTTATTCATATAATATAAATACTTTTTATTATTTTTGTATAACAATTGTATAAACATTATACAAAATTAACTGTTTATAACAAAATATATTATCTAATTACATGTTACATCATTATTATATTTGTTAATGTATTAAATATATTTATTGATACATTAATAAAATGGGAATCCCAAGTTATTTTTCATACATTGTTAGAAATCATCCAGATATTATCCAATCATTTACAGATATATTTTTGGTGCACAACTTATATTTAGATTGTAATTCTATTGTTTACGATGTTATTTATAGCAGTAAATTAAACGATGCTGACGCAATTATATCAGCTGTATGTGATAAAATAGATAAATATATTTTAGATGTTGCACCTAAAAATACTATTTTTATTGCATTTGATGGTGTCGCACCTCTTGCTAAATTAGAACAACAGCGAACTAGAAGATACAAATCACTATATCAATCTACCATAACCAAATCTATTTTTAAAGATACACCTTCAAATGTATGGAATACTGTTTCAATTACTCCCGGAACTACGTTTATGGAGAAGCTAACTGTTAGGATTAGAGAGAAATATAATAATCCATTAGAATACAATGTGAAAACGATTATTGCATCTCCAAGTGATATTTATGGTGAAGGAGAGCATAAAATATTTGAATATATTCGACAGAATGGCAGTCAACATGTAGACCAAACTACATTAGTGTATGGACTAGATGCGGATTTAATTATGCTATGTATTAACCATTTACATGTTTGTCCAAATATTTATTTATTTCGTGAAACTCCGGAGTTTATTAAATCAATTAATTCGGAACTAAACCCAAACGAAAAATATATATTAAATATTCCTAAACTTGCAAACATAATTGCATTAGACATGAATAATAATATGCCATTAACTACAAAACAACAATTAAATAGAATATATGATTATATTTTTATGTGCTTTTTCTTAGGAAATGATTTCATGCCACATTTTCCGGCAATTAATATACGCACTGGAGGGGTAGATAAAATGATTAATGCGTATAAACACACTATAGGATCTAAAAATATTAATTTAACCGATGGCACAAAAATATACTGGAAAAATGTAAATGATCTAGTATATTTTTTAGCAGAATTAGAACATGAATATATAATTGATGAAACTAAATTACGCGATAAAAAGTCTAAATATAAATTACCAAATTCTACTCCAGAAGATTTGTTTAAAAATTTTGAAATATTACCAACTTATGAGAGAAATACTGAATTATTGATTGATCCGTTTAAACCGAATTGGCAACAAAGGTATTACAAATATTTATTTAATGTAGATATTAATGAAGACATAAAAAAACAAATATGTATTAATTATCTTGAAGGTCTTGAATGGAATATGAAATATTATACGATTGGCTGTTCAGACTGGAGATGGAAATATGAGTATAATTATCCTCCGCTATTAGAAGATTTAATTCATTATATACCTTACGCTAACAAAACGTTTGTTAGAAGTAAGATTCCAAAACCAGTTTCGCCATATGTTCAACTTGCATATGTATTACCAAAACAAAACTTGGATTTATTGCCGGTACATATTTACGAAAAATTGGTAGAACTACATCCGGAATGGTATAGAACTGATTGTGATTTTATATGGTCATATTGTAGATATTTTTGGGAATCACATGTTGATTTACCGGACATTGATATAAATAAATTAGAAAAGATGCTTAATAAATTGACTATAAAGCAATCACATAATTAGAAAGTATGTTCATTATATTCATATAAACATATACAATTTTATTGTTGAAGTTATAAAAAACGAAATTATTTTTATTTTTCAAAGACTTTTTTCTAAATATGAAAATTGGACAAAAAAAATGTCCAAAAATGAAAATCCAAAAAAAGTCTTGGAAAAAAAATTTCCTTCTTACCATAAAAAAATTTATGGTCTCATCGGTAACTTATCATTTTTAATTTTGTTACGATAAATTTTTATTTTATACATTTTTATAAAATAAAAAATATAAAAAATAATTTAAACCCTTTTTTGGTAAGT